CACCTGCAAGCGGTGCAGCTGGTGCCTTGCGCGCCAGCATGTTGGGGTCATCCAGCCCAAGATTGAATTCCGCCATCACACACCTCCCAACATGCCGACGCCCCCAGCGAGTGAACCCAGCCCGGACAACATGCCCTGCATCCCGGCCTGCTTCGCGTTGTACGCGTCAAGCGACGCATCGTACTGGCTTCCCGCCGCGCCAGAGTAGTCAACGGAATCGGCCTTGCCCGACTGGTTGAACCCGGGCATGGAAGGCATCGCCACCTGCTGGCCGCTGATGAGCGCATTGATTTCGTTCAGTGAGAAGCCGCGCTTTTGCAGTTCCTCCGCGATCTGCTGCTGCCGGCGCTGCGTCGAGAACGCAGATGCGGACGTGTCCATGCCCTGCATACGCTGCGCTTCAGCACCGCTTCCGATGGTGGCCTGATACTGCGCTTGGCGCATTGCATCGCCCTGATTCTCTCGCTGCTTGCGCATTTCATCGTCATACGCGGCATCGCCTTCTTTAAGGCCCATGTTGTAAAGCCGCGTGCGAAGCGCGTCCGTGTCCTTGCCCTGCTGTGGCAGAGCACGGTCGGCCCACTGGGAATAGATGGCGTCGTTGGCATCCTTGTAATACTTGTCGCTGCCACCAACAGTGCCACCCATCGGGTCGAACTTCGTCCAGTCAACAGCATCGCCGAACTCCTCCTGCGCACGCGGGAACAGTGAAGCGCCCAGTTCGCTGCGCCCGGTCTGCAGGCCCAGCTGTGCATCCAGTGCACGCTGCGCTTCGGGCGTCAGTTCCGTCTTCTGCGTCCAGTTCTGGCTGTAGAAGTCGTTCTGTTGCGGGCGCAGCGCGAGGTAATCCGGGTCATTCGCGTTCTTGCCCAGCCGCGCGCCCTGCGCCTGCCAGTCCTGCATCGCGCGCGAGTAGCCCGCGTCATCGAACTGCTGATCCGATGACCACGACTGGGAGCCGAACGGCGTCTCCTGATTCGGTCGATTCGCAACGGTCTGCGCATTCGTGGCGTTCCTGCTGGACTGCGCAGTGGCCTGTGCCGCTGCGGTGTAGTCAGGCGGTGCCGGTGTGCTCTTGCTCATCGTTGGCCCCTTCGCAGCGCCTGCGCCTGCATCAGCTGGCGGCTCGGCGCTGGCTTGTTCGTCATCTGCTGCAGGTTCCCGTACTGCTGGTTGCGCTGCATGTTCGCCATCTGCCCCTGCAGGTCAGCCATCGTCGGCTGCCCAGTCACCTGCACCTCATCCATCATCGGCAGCGCATCAGGCGGCATCGCCGACTGCGTTGGCGGCGGCATGGGGGCCTGCGTCTGCGGCCTGCCACGCACGCGATCCACCAGCCCCGGGATACCGCCGCGCACTCCCGCCCCGGGCGGACCCCCCTGAACAGCTGGGCCGGGGGCGGGAGTGGCGGACTGACCGAACTTACGCGGCGGCGCGATGTTCTGCATGGATTCGATACTCCGAAATTACAATGTCAACGCCATCGCTCCAGCCATCGCGGATGCGACCGATTTCCTGCCAGCCCAGCTTGTTGAAGATCATCCGCAGCGCCCGCACGTTATTGCTGGGCGTGGTGCCGATGATCTTCTGCTTGCCGTGGATGGTCAGATACTTCAGCAGTTCATTCCACAACGGCAACAGGCAGCGCGGCTGGCGAATGTACCAGTGCGCCATCGCGCACGTTGGCGTCCATCCGTCGAGTCCTACCATGCCCATCACGCACTCCGCGCCGTCCTTCATGCAGAAGGCCGCGATGCCGCCGAACATTGGCCCGGGCGGGTAGCTGGTGCGCGCGTAGAACTCCGCGTGATCCTCCGGCGTGATGGCGCGGAACTGGATCTGAGGCTTCACAACATTCCACCCACATCGAACAACACATCGGTGCCCACATGCACCGTTTCATTGCTGCTGCGGCCACGCAGGTTGATGCTGATGTGCCGGCCCACACCAGAGCCACCGACTGGCGGCTGGTTGGCGATGTAGCCACCGCCCCACAGCGCCAAGTCCCACAGGCCCGTGCCCCACAAGCCACCAGCGGGCACCACATAGCCCGGGCTGCCGCCGATGGAGGAAATGTCGAAGTCATAGTTGGCGCGAATGAAGAACGTGGGCACCTCGGAGCCGACGAACTGGGGCCGCAGCATCTGGATGCGTTTAAACAGCGCGGGCGCGCCGTAGCTGTTGAACGTGGTCAGGGCTTCCCATTCGATGGCGTTGGCGCTCGCGCCCACATCGGCCAGCTGCACATGATCCACATAGCCTTCGTAGGTATACAGCCGGTTGTCCGCCGTGCCGATGTAGAAGCGCCCACGCCATGCTTCCCCGGTCAGCATCGGCAGGTCCGCGAACTGGCACCAGCCATTCGTCGCCGTCTGCATGGCGAACTGCATATCCGGCACACCGATCTGCTTCGGTGTGGCGACGATGACCAGCTGATCCGCAGGCGCGGACTTCACCTCCCAGCCGAAGGAATCAATGGTCAGGGCCATCACGGTATTCAGCCGCTGGTTCACCTTGTACGACAATGACACCTTCGCATCAGTCAACGGCAAGCCGCCGATCAGCTTCGACAGCTGTATCAGCCCGTTGATGGAAAGCACAATGAGGTCGCCGCCGTAATCGTTGGCGATGCGGCGGCCCTTCGGCGTTGCGCCGACGAAGAACACGCCGTGCATGACGAATTCGCCGGCCACGGATGGATCGGTGCCCTTGTAGATAACCACGTCACCGGCCTGACTGATGGCGACAAGGTAATCATCCACGCCCTCGCCGCCGTCCAGCGTCCAGTTCCAGATGCCCTTGAGGTGGCCGCCGTACTTGAACTTGTTGCCGAAGTTGAACTCCGTGGCGTTGCCCGTGATCTGGCCCACTGGCAGATACCACGCGCTGCCGGTGTCCTGCTGCACAAGGAAAACCCGGTTCTTCCACACCGTGACGAAATCCAGCGTTGCCACGGGCGGCGTCGGGCCAGTGATGACGCCAGCAGCGAACGTATTCGTGCTGCCGGTGTATACGATGTAGCCATTGGCAAGGTCTGCAATCAGCAGGAACGCGCCGGCAAGGGTCTGGTAGTTGTGCCAAGTGCACCAGCCGGCATTCGCAGACTTCACGGCGAAATCGAATCGCTTCACCGGGGCCACACCGGGCGCGGTGGCTTCATAGATGCCATCACTGGTTGCGACGAACAGGCGCGAAGTGTCCGTGTCCGTGCTCTTGGAAGTCCACGGCATCACGGTCTTGATGCCATCGCCCAGCGGCACGGGCGGCATCCATTCGCGGTAGCCCTTGCGCACGCCAGTGCCGTACTGCTGCGGAATCATGTTGATGAGGCGCAGCGCATCTTCGATGGGCGCATTGGCCGCGCCGTCAATGGTGTTGATGCCGCCCTGTGATGGCGGCACGAACACCGTGCGCGAAGTCTGCTCAAAGCCGCGCGTGCGCCGCTTCGTCAGTTCCGCAAACTTTCGGCCTGCCTCAAGCATCAGCTGCCGTACCCCGTTTCTGGCAGGTTATCCATGCCGTTGATGAAGCGGGCACGGAAGCCCACCGGCCCGTTCAACGACAGCACGGGCGCGCTCTTGTCCTTGCCCTTCCACGCGTCGAGCGCAAGGATGTATTCATCCTGCGCGTAGCGCGTGTCAAAGCCCTTGGCCTGCAGCCACATCACCTTCAGCTTCTTCAGGAACAGGATCGGCTCAAACATCGGCACATCAGCCGATGCCGCAACAAAGTCCTGATACACCGGGGCCATCGGCGTGCTGGTGCCCACGCGCGCCCAGTCGCGGCTGACGTACTTGTAGCCGATGGGGATGCCCACCGCTGGCGGCTGCGGCCACAGCTGCAGCTTTCCATCGGCAATGCGGAACCACGCGTAGATCGTCACCGTGTACAGCTGCGATGCCTGCAGGTAGCTCCACCACTGCGACGATGCCGGCCCCAGCAGCGGGTATGCCGATCCGGGCACGCCCTGCTGCCATCCGGTCTGGTCAATCATGTACCCGAAGTCGGCGGGCAAGTCGTACAGGCCGGTGTCACCCGGCGCTGTGACGAAGCTGTGCTGCCTTTCCAGCTGTTGCCACGCGCATTCCTGCACAAGGTCTTGCCCCGCTTCGGTGGCAAGCCCGCACAGCTGGATGAACGCGGGGTCAGCAGACGCGAATGGGTCCGCAGTCTTGATGAGGCCCACACTCATCGCAACGCGGTTTATCAGGTCGCCAACAGGCTGGAAACGCGGCATGTGTTACTTCCTCGGCTTGCCAGCCATCAGTGCAGCGATCTGCTCCCCCTGCTCCTTCACGGCCTGCTTCAGTGCTTCAACTTCATTCTTGCTGGTGTCCAGCTGCTCCTGCAGCTGCGCGACCACAGCGGAATCCTTCATCACGCGCACGAAGTCAGCGGCCTGCTTCTTCCATTCGTAGCCCTTGGGAATCTTCGTGGCGTAGTTGTCGGCCAGTTCCGCCAGCTGCTCCACCGTGAAAATGTTGATGTACTTCAGTTCCTCCGCGAGCGTTGCCGGCATGCGCGGCCAGAGGTTCAGAGGAGTGCCCGGGTGCGCCACCTGCTCGCCCTGTGACTTGAAAATCTGCCACTGCTTCGGCCAGCGCATCGTATCGTCGCTGTGACGAATGCCGGTCTTCTGAACCATGCGGATCGTCGGCGAACGCTCGCCGGGAATCATTATCTTCACCATTTCCACGTTCTTGAAAATCTTGCGCCCTTCGCGCAGTGATGCGGCGGTGTCCTCCGTCACATCGTTATAGAACATGATGCCAAGGCGATCATCGCCAAAGCTCAGGTTGTGCACGTTGTCGGCAAGTTCATCTATCGTTGCTTCACGCATGTGATCGTTTTCCTTTTAGTAAACATCGGGCACGAAGTACCCATACGACACCATTGCACTGCGGGCGTTGCCAGTGCCAACAGCGAATTGAATATCCAGCACCACGGCGTTGGCCGGCGTGGTTTCGAGCGTGACAAGGAACGCGTTCACCGCAGTCTCCAGTGCGGCTGCGGTGTTCGCGTCGAACATCTTGATTGCGCGCTTGAAGCTGAACGGCCTGCCGTTGCCATCCTGCGGGATTCGCCCCGTGATGTTGGCGATCAGGCTCATTCAGTCCACCCCGGGGTCGAAGCCGGCCACAGTGCGTTTAAACCGGGGCAGCGAGTGCAGCGGCCCCTGATCCGAACACCGACTGATCGGCCACCAGTGCGACACCGGAGCGATTCGCCCAGCCTGCTTCCACGTCCGCACCATTGAGCACGGCACCGGGTGCCGTCACGGTCTTGATGGGGAAGCCAGTGAAGGCAGGGCCAGCGCCACCATCGCGCGATCCGCCGTTGCCGGCCATCGCAAGGCCCAGCGCCGCCGCGTTGTACGGAGTCGGCACGCCCAGCGCGTTGCTGCGTCCGCCGCCGATGTACAGCAGGTTGGGATTCACCGTGACGGCATCGGGCATTTCCTGCCCCGGGATGTAGTCATCGCTGAAGCCTTCCTGATGGATGCCCCATGCGGCGTTGCTGAACAGCGGATGCGACACCGGGCCGATGATGGGCGGCGAGCCGTAGCCGATGCCGGTGGACAGCGCGCCGGTCGAGACGTTGCCGGGATCGTTCACCTTGATGGGAACGTGCGTGACCGCATCCCAGCCGGGGGGCGATCCTGCGGTGTAGTCGATTTTGTTGGCATCGAAGGGTGAACCCTTCGGGCCGCTGAGTGGGTCGAAGATGACAGCCGGCCCCTGCGTGGGGTTGGCCTGATTCTGAACCAGCGTTGCGCCGGGAAGTGATGCGGGCATGTCGGCATTTCTCCTGTTTCGAAAAATCGCCATGCACATCGCTGTGCATGGCGTCAACCACCTGTAACGGGTTAGTTGAAGTCGATACGGCCCTGAAAGATGCGACCGGAGCACGTCAGGTTGCCAGCCCAGCCGATCAGCTGAACTTCGGCATCCTGATTGATCGCAGTGCGCTTCGTGGGCGAAAGCGCCGTCATGTTGCGGGCGCTGTGCGGGCGGTAGTGCAGGTACTTCGTGTTCAGGAAGAACACCGTGCCCGCAGGGCAGAAGCCGCCGATGCCGCCGTCCAGAACCACGTCCGCGTCCATGTACTTGATCGTGGGGAAGCCCAGCGTTGCGCTGGAAGGATCAGTGAACCGCTGCTGCGCCTGCAGCGAAGCCATGTACACCTCCCACACGTTGGCCGACATGGGGATCAGGTCCGGGCGGTCCATGCCGCGAACCAGATTGCTCCATGCCTTGTTCATGTGGCCCTGTATGGCCGCGATGGTCAGGTCAGCCGGAGTCAGGTTCGCAACGTAGTTGCGCCAGAAAATCCACGTCGCAGGATCAATGCCACCGTACACGCCCACGGCAGGCGTCAGGGACACGGCCTTGTTCAGGCCCTCCATCTGCTTGCCCGCAGCTGCGGTGCCATCGGAGTACACGCCGCCCGCGATGAGATTCATCATCGTGGCTTCCGACGCGTTGATGCGACCTTCCATCAGGTCGATCATCTGTTCCTTGCCGGCGTTCTTCAGCATGTCCAGACCGCTGATGACCACGGGGCAAGCCGCCTGCTTGAATTCGAATTCAGCGGCGGAAATCATGTCCTGCGCCGCAACGGGCAGCAGGTCATAGCCGCTGTACCAGCCGGCATTGCCGTTTTCGGCGAAGGTCAGTTCTTGGAAAATCTTCGAACCACCGGAGACGGTCTTGATCCGTCCGCCCTGCTCCATCTTGGCAAGCAGTGCGTTGTTCTTCGTGGTGTTGTCCGCCAGCTTCTTGCTGCGGTTTTCGATGGTCGTGGCGATGATATCGGAGACATTGGCGAAGGCCATGTGTGCAGTCCTCTCAGTTCGATGATTGAGCCGTAGTCCTCACCGATTCCCGTGGGGCGTTTACACGCCTCGGCCTTGGCCCGGTGTGGGGCTGTCATCGAACGAGTGGACCCGAAGGGTTCTTACCGTCCGCCGACTTGTTCGAATGCCGCTTCCAAATCGTCGCGGAGTGAACCGGAACCCGGAGTGGACACCCCTGAAGGTGTTCCCCGCACACTGGAAGCTGCGTTGCGTGCGCGCTGGGTGGACAGCTGACTGTTCCCGGCTGCGCTCGCCGCCTTCCGTGCGTCCAGTACCTTGGCGATATCAGGATGCATCGAACAGGCACGTTCATACGCCTGATCCATGCTCAAGTCAATTCCGCGACGCCCAGCCATTTCCATCAGGTCGGCCATGTCCTCGCGCACGTCATCGAAAAACTCCTT